AATATCCTACGTTATGACTGATAGGATCAATTATAGAGTTTTGCCATGCTTCAAAAAATAATCTTTCTTCATAATTAACACTAGTGTAAAATTCTAATGTTACATCGCCATATTGTACATTTTTTGCCATTGCTCTTTTAGGTCCATAATACTGTTCATTGACATCATCAGTTATTGTTTTATCAGGTATACTAACATTTGAGCAGAATAAATCCATTCTTAATTGTAAGTTTGTTTTAATAGCATCAGATAGTTTAGCACTTTTATGTAATCGAGCAACTTGATCTAATGATTGAGTGTCATTATAGATGCCAACATTTCCTAATGCACTACCTTTTGGGCCATCCACTGTAACTAAAAACTGTGTCGGTCTAGCAAATCCACCCGCTTGTGTAATACCTGATCTAAATCTATTAAATATAGAGTCTCTATTTGTTGTTTTATTATTGTAATCAAAACGTTTGTTTGTATCATTAACACTAAATTGTGGTTTAGAAGGTGGTATACCTAAACGTATATCTAAATCGCCTATTTTTTTACCTACACTAATTAATGACATTAAATAAATCTCCTACTGTCTGAATAAACTTGTGCTTCACTTGCCTTTTTAAATCTTTGTACAGGTAAGTATATAGCAACTGCGGCCTCATCTGCATTTATTCTTAAAAATCCTGTTTGTACATATGAATACAAATACTTTTTGATTGTTGGTTTTACAATCTTTATATTTTTTACATCATCATAAGTTACATCAAATTTTGTTTTACTATCAAATCGTTGATCTGTAGCAGTTGCCTGCATACGTTCTAATAGTCTAAATCTCAACAACGGTGGTAGATAGTGAAAGTTCATACCCATAAATCCACCTGATATTGGTTCTAATGGCAACACTAAAGGAAATATATCGTAGTACGGTAAAGTCTTTCTAAATTTAGGGTTATACCCAAATAAGTTCAATCGTCCTACACTAGGTCTACCATTAAGTTTACCTTGTCTAAACAACTGTCTAGCAGTAGTACCACTAGCAATCTTATTTACTTGTGTTCTATACCACGTAGCCGATTTATCTGTATCGCCTGCTTTTTGTTTGATTGTATCAAATACGCTTGCCATACTACTATTTATGACAATTTTAGAACGTTTTTAGATGATCTTCGGTAAGTATTTTAAATGACATATCGTGTTTTTTACACCATGCAAATGCTGTTGCCCATTTACGTTTATTTGTTTCATATGTCAACAATTCTCTTTTGTAGTAAGCTGTTTTTATTTTACCTGGTTGTGGTTTTCTTGTTTGTTTTTTAGGTTTGATTTCAACTAAAAACTTTTTAAATGTGTTATTAGGTTGTCTGACTTTCATATAGAAATCAGGAAAGTATCTATGGGATTTGTTGTCAACACCTCTATAATACAAGACTATTTCTTCACTGCCCCATTCAATAATTTCTTTAGTTTTATCGCAATATTTCATAAATCGTTTCTCCCACGAGGAACGATAAACTATTTTTTTAGGATTGCCTTTATACTTTTGTGGGTTTTCTGGCTTGAATAAACCTTTGTATGCCCGTCTATCAATATTAGGAAGTTTTTTTATTTTCATCATATGGTTTTACTGGTTCATGTTCAGCATGTTCTGCTTTTACCATAGGAAAAGCACCTAATAAAAAAACTTTCTTTTGAAATGAAGGTTTAATAAGATTAAGTACAATTTTATATTGTTTTACAAATTTTTTATACTTACTGTTAAAAACTTTTATATAATCTTCTTGTTTAGATGTAGGTAATGATTTAAGATAAGGAGTTATATAAACTTGTTTTTTTTGTGCAACGGCTTTTAATATTCCTTTTACAACAGCATTTGTAGCAGTTTCCATTGATACAGGAAAATATAATTTCTTTTGATCATAACATTTTAGAGTTTCTATGGCTAATTGTACTTTCTGATCATTATCATAAGTGTAAATATCTAAATTTTTATTACTTTCAATATCCATAACTTCATTTATGATAGGTGAAAGTTTAGTGCCTTTCCATCTTATATCACCTTTTGTGGCTTTATCTTTTTGTTTAGTTAAGACATCTTGTAAATCTAAATCTGTAAAGTTAGGATAAGCTTTTTTGTATCTTTGTGCTGTACTAATTAACATTTTTTTAATATCTTCCTTTGTAGAATAACCTGCTATAGCACTTTTAGGTTTACTATTTAAAAATATTTGTGTCGCCTCAATATTGCTTATTTGTTCAAATTCAGTCTTACCTTTGGGTTCCCAAATAGCCGTAGGTGCGTTTTTGTAGTTGTAAATACTTGATAATATCTCATATCTAGTTTTACCTGTGCCATGAAAAATATTACCTAGATAAGATATAACGTGTAACGGATCTTCTTTCAATATCCATCCATCTCTTATACTTTCCTCTAATTCTTCTTTAACTTCATTTGAACCACTTGACCTTGGTTTTTGTGTTGATATACCTTCTATTGGCTCCCATTTAACACTTTTAAATGGAAGTGCTTTATATCCCACTAAGGTCATAAACTTTCGTAGGTGATTAAACTTGTCAGATTTAATCCAATATTTACTGTTATACTCAACATCTTCTGGAGTAAACTCTTGTCTTTTTGTTTCTGTAAGATTAATAATTCTTGTCATAATAATTTTATATTTTTATGAGTGGGTAGCCCGAAGGCTACCCAATTGAGAAAGTGAGAGAGATAGATTATGAATCGTCCTCAGCAAGTTTACTAAAGTACGATAGGTCATCGCTATCGTTGGACGATTCAACTTCCTCTACTGAATTGTTAGAAGACGTTGGTATGTCATTACTGACAGGTGGGAGGTCAATATCTTCTACAGACTCAGTACTTCTTTGTCCAGTAAGTGTCTTATTCAGTTTCTCTTTGAGTTCTTCATAAGATTTAAAATTACTTGGATCAACGAAGGGCTTTAGAGCATATTGAGATTTCCATATTTTGTCAATCTCCTCATCAGTAGGTTTTATTCTACTTGGTTGCTCAAATTCAGATTTATCATAATTCCAATAACCATCAACTTTTCTGATTTTTAGTTTAAAGTTTGCACCTTCCCAAAAATCAAATGGGTTAACAGCCTTTTCATCTTCAAACGCTGGGTTCATTGCTTCTGTAATCTTATCAAAAATCTTTTTACCAAATTTAAATAAAAATACTTTGCCTTCGTTTTCAGGATGTTTTGGGTCTGATACTACTAGAATATTTGAATAATAAGATAACTTTCTTTTTCTTTTTCTAGCAATTTCTTTATCAGCTTCTATACCAGTATTCCATAGTCTAGTGTTTTCTTCACTAACAGGATCTTTTTTGTTTAAAGTTGTTAATGAGTTTTCAATATACCATTGACCACCAGGTCCTTGAAACGCATGATTCCAAACTCTTTGCCATGGCATATCTTCACCTTCAACTGCTGGTAAAAATCTTAGCACGGCATAACCATTACCTGATTTATCAAGTTCAGGTTTCCATAACCTATCGTCTTGGTATTTGTTTTTCTTTTCTGGTTGTTCGATTGTGTTTTCTAACTTCTTTGTTAGTACGTCAAAATTTGATTTTGACTTCTTTAGGGCTTCTAATGCACTTGACATTGTATGTATCTCCTTGTATATATTGTTGTACGTATTAATTGTATTAATGTAAGTATAATATTATTTATACTTCTTTTTTCTACCATTAATCTTTTTTTTTGGTTTTGATTGAAATAGTTTTGCTAGTCTTTCAAAAGCACCATCTATCAAATCACAAAATCTGTATATTATTTTATCTAACATATGTATATCTTATCACCATTTACTCATTTTGTCAAGCAGTTGTGCCTGACTAATATATTCTAAGTTTATATCTTCTTGTGCTGTAAACACGTCTATTTTTCTATTTGTAGGTTTATCATCTAATTCTTTGTTTACTTTGTAAAACTTAATTTTAGGGTTTAACTCCATTAATCTTTTCCATTGTAACTCCCAATTACCTGATGGTGTAGGTTCAAATTCTGAAGCAACATAGTTGTCTGTACTTTTGTACATATTATTAACTGTATTTGTATCGGATACTAGATCATGGCCTAACATGTAAATCTCATCTGGTTTTTCTAGTTTTGAAGCAATGTAACCTGTTGTAGGTCCACATGCCCAGCCATCATCAACACCGTCTGTTTCACATTCTCTTATGTCATAAGATTTATCTGGTTGTTTAATCCAAGAAACATAAACATGAGCATTGTGTACTTTCTTTTTTATACGTTCTCTATCACCACCTTGCTCTTTGGCTCTTTTAAGAATTGTAACAATACCGTCTATTGTAGAGCCGTGTGTAACAAATTCAATTGAGTCTCCTTTATCATTATCTTTTATTAAATCAAAATCTTTTACATCTTTAAGGTCCTGTATTGATGCCATACCTTCTACAATGCTTTGATATAACATTGCAGGCACTTTAGTCCATGCTCTAAAATAACATGGTATTTTTTGTGCAATACCTGAATGATATACTTCGTGTATCATACCACCATCAACAGCTGTTAATACATCTAATAGATCAGCATGATCTCTATAAATGGCATTGCATCCATATAATTTACCATGAGGTTTTAAAAGACTTAAATCAAAATCTTTTCTACTTTCACCATTACCAATTAAAAATACTTTACTCACCTTTATCCCTTGTTATTAAATTATCTGGTTTATCTATAGGTATGCCTGTTCTATCAAACCATTTGTTTTTTACATTATAAACATGACCTAAAGAACCATCAGATAACTTAATTGACTTCTTATCAATCTTACCGTCATAAATTGAACCATCTTTTAGTATTAACTGTAAAGTGCCATGTAAATTTTGATACACTCTATCTATTACTTTATCGCCTATTCTATTTGACTCAGGTATTATATTAGTCATACAAATATTTCTTTCATAATAAATTTACATTTTGTCAAGTTATAATTTACAAATGGTTTTAACTTGGCAATCTTAAATGACTTTTCAGGCCATATAATAGTTTCGGCAATTTCTTTATCCCAATTCTTAATAAACGATAGTATCTTATCCAAGATGATGATTGTTTGTACTGATACTTGTCCCGAAAGAAGTAACCGTAGCAATCTTGGATGTTGCCCATTAGATATGCGAAACAAATCATCAAAAGAAATGCTATCGTTGCTAATAGTATTATTAAGTAATAAGCAATCGCTTCTAAAATTGTAGGTAAAACTTTGATTAAACTTTTTCCACTTTGTATAATTAGTTTCACCGTCTGCTCGTATAAGGTTACCAATCCAAGTTTTTGAATTGTTGAAGAAATTACAGACATAATAATCAAGCAGTTCTTCTTTATTGTATTTTGTAGTGAGTTTATAAAAGAAAAATCTATCATTACGTTTTATAAAACTATTGAAACTAGAATTTACCTTTGCATTGTGTTTAAAGAAGTCATAACTTTTAGAGGTAAAATGAAGTTTGACAGCAAGATATAATTTATATGCTTCATAACTATCATTACTCATATAGGTAAAACTGCGGTACTTGATTTTTCAACCAAGTTCAGTTTTTCTGCCTCTCTTTGTATTTTTTCTTTAAGTTGTTTATTGATAAGTGGACCAACTGTTGCTGTATCAATCTCATTTTCATCACAATACTTGACAACAGCGTCAAGGTATGGTATCTTTTTTTCTTTAACAATAC